CTGAGGACTATCTCTGTCTCGCAGGACTCTTTCACTCTGTGTATGGGACGAGGACCTTTCGGCATCAGTGTTTGGAGGCGACGGCGGAGAACCGTGCGCTGATCAGGAAGGTGATTGGGGAGAAGGCTGAGTTTCTGGTCTATGCGTTTTGCACCTCTGATCGGAAGACTTTTTTGACGATGGGCTGGGATGAAGCCAGCCAGGGTTTGAAGGACCTGTTGGAGATCGAGGCGGCGAACCTGCTGGAGCAAGGCGGGAACGGAAGGACTCTTCGGCGGTTGGCTGAGCATCCCGGAGTCAGTGCGGCGGCGCGCTGGGCGTTGGTCAAGAAGATCAAGGGGCTCCAAGACAAGGAAGGCACCAAGGAAGAAGCGGCAACATGAGGAGGTGAGGATGGCGAAGAAGAGTGTGACGCTCTCGCGCGGAGTGCATGTCCCGACGCATATTTCGGAGCACGTTCTGGGCAAGGTGCATGAGGACGACGAGGACGAGCTCGACCTCAAGAAGCAAGACGTCATCAAGGAAGACGCCTACCTCGAAGACAAAAAATATGTGGCGGCAGCGGAAGCCATGCCGGTTGGCACCGTGGTTTGGTACTGGAACGGGAGCAATCCTGATCCGCTGGCGGCGATCATTGCGGCCAGGGCGGACGCTGAGCATTGTCATTTGATGGTGATCACGCCGATGGGTCAGGCGCAGGACCGGCAGAACGTCAAGCAGGGCAAGAAGGGTGACAAGGCGGCGGGCGAGTATTTCCTGGCGATGGGGTCAGTCGCCCTCGCCTAGCAGCTTGTGCATCGCGGCATCGAACAAGTTTTTCGCGGTGAAGAGTTTGACGTTGGGCGGCTCGTTGGATGCGCTGCAGAGTCTGACGTTTTCCCGTAGCAGCTCATCGATCAGTGTCATCGCTTTGAGAAGCGCCTCGGTGAACTGGGTACACTTCGCGTCAAGGGCGTCGGCGCGCTGCATCTGGGCATCGGCCTCTCGCATGCTGGCACTGGCGTGCTGGGCCTGAATGGCGGCGGCCTGTGCAATCGCAGTGTGTGAGGCGGTGATCTGGTTGTGTTCCAGCCGCTCGTTCTCGCGGGAGAGCCGCTCGATCTCGTCGTTGCGCTCTTGCAATAGCTTGAACCGCTCGTTGCGCTCTATCAGAAGCCGCTCAATCTGCTCGTGCTTCTTCTCGATCAGCGCCAGATATTCCGCCTCGCGCCGCTCGGTGCCATCCAGGATTTCCCGTAATCGCTCGATCTCCTTGAGATGACGCTCGGCATCATCACTGATCGAGTCGCACAAGGATCGTAGCCGGTCGATCTCGGTCTGCAGCGCCGCCTTCGACCCGCGCAACTCCTCAAGTTCAGCATCGAACGGGTCACGCTCGCTCATGGCTTTGGCTCCAGGGCGGCGGCAACGCGCTGTTTCCAGTCGTCCATGTGAGCGGCAGATAGGCCCTCTTTCAGAAGCGCCCGCAGCCGCTCGATCTCGGCGGCGGCCTCGTCCAAAATATCGCGCTTCTGGTTCAGGTACTCATCGCGTCCACGATAGCGCATGAAGCGTATCCGCTCGACAAGGTCGGTCATGGCTTGGGCTCCAGGGCGCGGCGGGCGATCAGCAAGGCGCGCATGAACAGCCCCTCTCCGCTGACGATCTTGTTGTTCCCCAACTCTCTGATTTCTTGATGCGCCGCCCGCAGCCGCTCGATCTCGGTTTCCAACCGGGTGATTGTCTCGCCGTGATCTGCGAGCTGCATGCGTAGTTGGTCGATCTCGGCCTGTAAATCTCCTAACGCCCAATCGAGATCGGTCATGGTCTTCCACCCAGGGCAAAGAAGAGCGCGGCGGAAATGATCACCAGCCACACCGAAAACCAGAACCAGTCGTATTGTCGGATGTTCATCGTTCCGTCCTTCGGCGGATGGCCATCATGGCCTGATCGAGGGCACCCTTGCAGGTGCCGACACTGGGGCTCATGGGGCTTCCTTCCGGCATATAGGCGATCAGGGCATCGATGAGCTGGATGGAACAGGTTAGGGCGTGGACGACCAGGGCGGCGTCTTCCTTGACGCGGCGCAGCTCCTGCTCCAGTTCTTTGATACTCTCCATGTTGACATTTGTAATACGGGGTTGCTAGTCTGGCAAGCATGGAGAAGCGCAAGACGCGGAGCACGGCCAAGGTGCTGCGCCATCATATTATGGTGGTGCGGCTGACCGATGAGGAGCGTGAGCTTTTCGAGCGTGATGCTGATCGCAGGGGGCTGCAGCTTTCGTCCTGGGCGCGGATGACCCTCCTGGATAAGATCAAGCGCAAGGAATCGGTCTGATGCCGCTGCATCCCGAGACGTTCGAGTATCTCAAGCCGACCGAAAACCAGATGCACGACATGTTACATGCCCGAGAGGCGGCATCCGCGTATGCTGCCGTTCTGCATCAACTCATGCCGGAAGGACCGGACAAGACCTATGTTATGCGCAAGCTGCGCGAGATCGGGATGTGGGTGAATGTTGCGATCACCAGGGACGCAGACGGCTCGCCGCGCGCTTAGTCCTCTTCGGCTGGCCTCTTTCGCGCGCCGTCCGGAGTGGTACGTCAAGCTGGTGCGCGATCATCAGATCAAGGACTGGGGGTATGTGAAGAAGAAGAAATCATGACCGACACTGAGCAGGCCGAGTGCCAAGTGGTGCGGCATCCTCAAACCGGGCGCTACCATATTCGGCTCACTCGCAAGGCGGATGGCAAGTGGAACGTGAGCCGGGAGGGCTTTGCGACGGCTGCGGAGGCTCAGCAGGAGATGCTGGCGTGGATCAGGGAGAAGGGCGGAGTGCTGGAGCAATGACTGATCCCAACTTTGGTTGCCGTTGGGAGTACAGGGGCCAGCCGTGTCAGGTGAAGGGGGCAATCCTTCACGAGACTGCTAACGGAAAGAGCGAGGTTGTTGGTCTGATCGTCAATACTGGAGTTGGTCCCGACATCGAGGCGATGTTGGAGGAGCTGACTTACGAGGTGCCTAAATCATGACTGAAGAGGTTGCGGGGGCTGCAGAAGCTGAGGTTCCCGAGATAGCGCCGGAGCTGGCACCCGATGTGCTCCGGGCCATGCAGGAGGAATTGCTTCTTCGTAAGGAGCGCAAGCGCCAGTCCCGTCCTGGTGGGCTTATCGACTTCGTTAGGTATTTCTGGAGCATTCTTGAGCCCGAGACAAAGATGGTCGAGGGCTGGGTGCTCTATGCGATATGCGAGCATCTTGAGGCTGTTACGTTTGGGAAGATCACCCGATTATTAATTAATGTTCCGCCCGGATCGATGAAATCACTGATGGTTAACGTGTTCTGGCCCGCCTGGGAGTGGGGGGCGATGAACATGCCGCACACCAGATACGTGAGCTTTTCCTACTCCAGTGGTCTGACGGAGCGTGACAATGTCAAGTTCAAGAAGCTCGTTACTTGCGAGCGGTTCAAGGAACTCTGGGGAGAAAGGTTCTCGCTCGAAAAAGAGGGCGAGATCAAAATCACCAATAACAAAACCGGGTCCAAGTTCGCGTCGTCAGTTAAAGGCATTGGAACCGGCGAAAGGGGTGACAGGGTCGTTATTGATGACCCTCATGATGTCCACAAATCGGAAAGCGATATTGTTAGGACAGACACCGTGCGTTGGTTCCGCGAGACGATCACCGACCGGCTTAACAACCTTGATGATTCAGCCATCATCATCATCATGCAGCGTGTTCATCAGCTTGATATTTCGGGATTCATCCTCGAACAAGGATGGCTCTACTGTCATTTGATGGTGCCGATGGAGTTTGAAGCAGGGCGCGAGCCGTACAACACCATAGGGTGGGCGGACCCGCGCACGGAGGACGGAGACTTAGCGTGGCCAGAGAGATTCTCACCCGAAGCAGTCGCGAAAATCGAGATCGAGAAGGGCTCGTTTGCCTATGCGGGGCAGTACCAGCAACGGCCTGCCCCGCGTGGCGGCGGGATCATCAAGCGGGAGCACTGGAGGCCTTATACAGCGGAGGTGTGTCCACGTTTTGGTGTCCCGTGGCCGAAATTTCCGGTGATGAGCTACACGGTCCTCTCGATAGACACGGCGCAGACCGAGAAGAAGCAGAACGATCCGTCAGCCGGGGTGGTTCTAGGTATTTGCCGCGACCAGTGGGAAAACCGCCGGGTTATGACGATGTGGTCGTGGGCCGAGCGGCTGGAGTTCTACGATTTGATCAAGAAAATCGAGGAAACCTGCCGCAAGTTCGTCGTCAATCGGGTGCTGATCGAAGACAAGGCGTCAGGCATCCCTCTCGCCCAGGAATTGCGGCGGCGTGGGATGAACATCAGTGAAAGGCTCGCGCAAAACCCGAAAACCAAGGACCGCGCTGATTTTGGGGTCCAGCTCCTCACTCCGGAAGGGGACAAGGTGGCAAGGGCATATTCCGTACAGAATCTGTTTGAATGCGGACTTATCTACGCCCCGGCGGAAGACAGCGGCAACGGCGAGTACCTGTTCAAAGACTGGGCGGAAGCGACCATCACGGAGCTAGCGGAACTACCCAAGGGCCAGCGCGATGATAGGGCCGATGCCATGACACAGGCGCTGATCCATCTGCGCACGATTGGGCTTATCACTCTTCCTGATGAGGACGAGCTCGATCTGATCAATGAGAACAAATATGTTGCCACGCAGCAGGCACTCTACCCGGCGCTTGGCTAAGTGGGTCAGGGAGGGAAGCCCGGAGGTGCGGGAGCTGGCGCTTGCGTTTATCGCCACACGCAAGGCGACAGAAGACAATCTGTACAAGGCGGAGTTCGATGTGTGCGCCAGCAAGGGCTCGCTTCCTTTGCCCCCCTCGCAGCAGAGCGCCGAGCTGCTGACCCAGTTCACGCAAGACGTGGATTTGCGGCAGAGCCGGGTGATCGATGTGCCTGACGGGGGAGAAACCGTGACGGTGCCAGCCGTAAACGGGCGTATTCTGGACCTCGACTGAAAATCGGCTGTATAGTGGCTCCCGATTCTGGAGCCACATCATATGGCTGCTATCAATGGCGGCGGGCTGAATGGCAACGGTGGGGGCGCTACTCCAACCGAGCACTACCGGAATCTTGACGACCCGCTTCCAGGATCATCCCCCCAGGCTCCCGAGCAAGAGGCGATCACTGTTGTCATTCAAGAGGATGCCGACAAGCCGCCTGAAAACATTGGCATTGAGCAAGCCGATGGCTCGCTGATCATTCGGCTGGATGGCCGCAAGCATCAGAACAAGGACCCCGCCGGAGCCAAGGTTCACGACGCGAATTTAGCCGAATACATCGACATCAACGAGCTGGGTCGCATCTGCGACGAGCTGCTTAATGGTATCGACGCTGATTTGCAGTCGAGACAAGACTGGATTGATCGAAGAGCCGCCGGGATCAAGCACTTAGCTCTTAAAGTAGAAAACCCCAGATCGCCCTCTGCGGACGCCGACACGGCGGTCGAGGGCCAAGCCACGATCCGCTCGCCCATCATGCTGGATGCCGTGATGCGGTTCCAGGCCAACGCCCGAGGTGAACTCCTTCCGGCGGGCGGGCCGTGCAAGATCAACAACACCACGCCTATCAGGACTCCTGCGCATCAGGCTCTACTCAAGCAGTCTGGGGCAAAGGACGATAGTGATGTTTTGGCGGAGGTTCTGGAGAGCCTCTTTAACCGTTATCTGACGGTGGTGGACAAGGAATACTATCCCGACACCAACCGCATGTTCTTCATGCAGGGCTTTGGCGGCTGCGGTTTCAAGAAGGTCTACCGTTGTCCTATTCGACGCCGTCCGGTGTCAAAGTCTGTGGATGCGGACGATATCATCGTCTCGGACAACGAGGTTTCACTCACAGAGTGCGGCAGGGTCACGCACCGGATACCGATGCGGCAGTCCTGGTTGCGGCGGATGCAGCTCGCCGGGACGTATCTCGACATGGATATTATGTCTCCGGCTGCGCCCGATCCGGACGAGGTGGAGCGCGCGGAGAAAGATGTCGCTGGGCTGAGCGTTTATTCAACACGTCCGGACGATTACAAGCACACGATCTATGAGTGTTACTGCGAGCTGGATATTGCCGGGTTCGAGCACAAGGAGAAGGGCAAGATCACGGGTCTTCCTCTTCCCTATCGTGTCACCATCGACAAAGACTCCCAGACCGTCCTTGAGGTGCGCCGGAACTGGCGGCGAGACGATGACCGCTATCTCGTTCGGATGCCCATCGTGAAGTACCCCTTCGTGGAGGGGCTAGGCTTCTACGGTATTGGGCTTCTTAACATCATGGGTAACGCCACGGCAGCGGCGACCACTGCGTGGCGACTGGCCCTGGACAGTGCAGCGTTCAGCTCCTGGCCAGGGTTTCTTTATTCCGAGACAGTCGGTCGCCAGGACACCATGAGTTTCCGCGTGGGGCTGGGTTCCGGGGTGAAAATCAACACGGGCGGCCAGCCCATTGGCCAGAACGTGATGCCGCTGCCGTATAAAGACGTGACCACGGGGCTGATCACGGTCACTCAGCACATCGAAGAGGAAGCCAGACGTGTCGGCGGCACGCCGGAGCTCATGGTGGGCGAAGGCCGCGCCGATGTGCCTGTCGGGACGACGCTGGCGATGCTGGATCAGGCGGTGAAAGTCCTGGATTCCGTCCACAAAGGGATGCATATCGCCCAGGCGGAGGAGTTCAGTCTTCTCCGCGATCTCTTCATCGAGGACCCGGACGCGCTGATTTGCTCTGATCCCTCGATTGAGCGTGAGTGGCAGAAGCAGGACCTCGTGCGGGCGCTGAAGACCTGTAATCTTTCCCCGCAGGCCGATCCCAACACGCCGTCACACACGATCCGGGTGATGAAAGCGGTCGCGCTGGTGCAATTGGCGACCTTGAAGCCCGACGATTACGACTCCAAGGCGGTCGCGCGCCGGGTGTCCACCATGGTTGGATTGGGCAACATCGATGACCTATTTGCTGAAGAGAAGCAGCAGGGGATGGACCCCAAGATCATGAAGGACATGGCTGAAATCCAGCTCAAGACCAAGGAGCTGGTGCAGAAGCAGTTGGATTCTCAGACGAAGGCTCAGCTAGAGCTCCTCAAAGAGAAGATGGACATGCTTCAGGAGTACATGAAGCTGACCAACAACCGTGAGGAGCGCCAGTCGCGGGAGAAGATCGAGGCCGCGAAGATGGCGCAGGAGCAGATGAATCTGGCGGAAGGCGCGCTGATTCATCCTCTCGCTACGCCGGTCGCGGAACAGTTCGTGCGGCAGTGGCCGCAGATGATCGCACAGCCGCAAGTACCGCAAACGCCGCAACCACAACGTCCTTCGGGGCGGATTATCTAAGAGGAGACACAGATGGCGCATCCTTATGCTTCACAGGCGAAAGCATCCCAGAAGCGTCGTCTGAGCGCACTGGGCGCGAAAGCGGGCAAGAGCTTTGGCTCCAGCTCGATGTACAAGAAAACCAGCTATCCAGGTAAGGGTGCTGGGTCCTCGACCCCGATGACCATCTCGGGCGGCTCCAGCAGGAAGCGCGCCGATCAGCCCGCCAAGTTTGCGTCTGGTGGGTCTGTGAGTGGTGCACCGAAGGCCAAGCCGAAGGGGCATTCCACCACGAATATCATCATTGCCAACGGCGGTCGCAGCGGAAAGCGCGGCAATCGTGGCGGTGGCCTTCGTCCGCCGCCTCCAGCGATTGCTGTGCCGAAGCCTGTCCCAGTTCCTGTCCCGGTTGGAGGCGCAGGTGGCCCGCCTCCTGGTGCTGGTGCGGGGCCGCTTCCGCCTCCGGGATTGATGGGTGCGCCGTCTGGTCCGCCTCCTGGTCTTCCGGCTGGTCCGCCTCCGAGGATGGGTCCTCCCGGCATGGCCAGTGGTGGCCTCGCGGGTTCGAGCTATCACGACTGGGGCGAGGGCTACAAAGACGGCGGCGCTATCAAGAAAGCCAGTGGCGGTGCCATCGAGAAGAAGGCGATGGGCGGAAAGATGCTCCGTGGCGGCAACAAGCCGGGATCGTTCAAGCCCGGTGCCATTCCTGGTCAGCCGGTTGTGCCGCTTTCTGGCAAGCCGACTCCCATGGTTGGCGGGCTCGGTATGAAGAAGGGCGGCAAGACCAAGAAGTATGCTGGCGGCGGCAGCATCAAGAAGTATGCCGATGGTGAAGAAGTTGAACCTTCGGAGGGTGACTCAGATAAGGACGACAGCAGCTTCAATCTGAGCAAGGTCCAGAAGGGCATCAGGGGCTTGCAGAACGCCGTTGATCCGAACACGGGTGCGACGGGTCAAGCCAGGGCATCCGAGGACCTGGGGCTTAAGACGATGGCGCAGAACGATGCCAGCATGCGGAAACTAGGTGCTGCGGGCAAGCCGCAGAGCGGCGGTTTTAAGGGTGGCGCGCTGCCGTATAGCTCCAGTGGGTTCAAGAAGGGCGGAAAAGTCTCTTCGCACGACGACGCGGCGCAGGACAAGAAGCTGATCAAGAGCATGATCGCGAAGGAGGAAAAGAAGGAGAAGTACGCCGATGGCGGCTTCGTTCCGAAGAACGAGAAGAGTAAAGACAGCGCGCTTATTGGCTCGACCTACCGCAATCAGGGCACTGGCTTCAACCGGGGTGGGGTGGTTAAGAAGGCGGGCTCTCATTCTGGTTTGGGTCGCCTGCAGAAGATTGCAGGAGCGAAGGCCGTTCCTGCCAAGACGGAGCTCTGATGTTTGATCGTGAGGATGTGGTCTTCCGGGATGCGTTGGATCGCATCTATCACCGGCTGCTGTACGGCGACGGCAGCTCAGATCAGATCGCGGGCTACTACGGCGCGCTGAAGGGTTCGCAAACCTGGGAGGCGCACAAGCATGCGATAGGCCGCATTGAGGGCATCGAGATTTGCATCGAGGAGATGCGGGCGCTGGCGCAGAAGATGATCAAGGAAGATCATGAGCCTCAGCGATATGACCGGAGCATGAACTGATGCCGATACTCAATCCGGTGGCGCACGTTGCCACCACACAGCAGTCAGCGCAGTTCCCCTGGAATCCTGGCGAAGAAGAAGAATACGCCGCCGATCCCAAGGATTTCCTGCTCTCGCGCTGTCAGCTTGCGATGGACAACAGCGAGTACACGCGGGCGCTGGTGGTGTGTGCGACGTACTGTCTCCCGGCATACGACATTCTTCCTGGTGGGCAGAAGTTTCACCGTTCTGAAACTACGATCCAGGAGTCGCTCTACCAGGGCAAGGTGGGGCTGGTTATTGGCATGGGGCCGCTGGCGTTTGTTGATTCGGGTGCGATTATCTTTGGGGGTCAAAAGTTCGAGGTTGGCGACTGGGTGCAGTGGGACATTCATGCCGCGCGGCAGTTCACCATCAATCGCATCCATTGCCGGTATTTGAACGACACGCAGATCATTGCGCGGGTAAAGGACCCGAGGCTGGTCTACTGACGCGGGAGAGACGCGATGGCCGAGGAAGAGGACCTGATCGTAAAGTTAGAGGCTGAGCCGCCAGCAGAGGGTGATAAGCCGGAGGCCAAGCCGCCGCCGGTACCGGGACCCAGTGTTAGTCCCCAGTCTGCGGTGCAGGACCTGGAGCGCCAGATCGAGGCCGAGCGCGCTGATCGTGGGCGGCTCATGGCGGAAAACCAGCGGCTTGAGCGCGAGCGCGAAGAGGCGGTGCAGATCGCCCAGCGAGCCGAGCAGCAGACTGGCAACAACTACATGGCGTGGCTGGATAGCCAGATCAGCAATATGTCGAACGAGATGGACGCCATGGCGGCGCAGGCGGAAGCCTGCATGAACGATGGGGACTTCAAGTCAGTCTCGGAGCTCAACAAGCGTATTGGTCGTGTCGGTGGGCAGCTTGCTATTGCGGAGCGGGAGAAGCTGGCGTTTGAGCAGCAGGCGAAACAGCCCAAGCAGCAGCCCCAGCAACGCAAGCCGCAACAGCAGCCCAGGCAACAGCAGGCGGTGCCGACTGATCCCATCGAGAAGGCGATCCATGGGCGGAGCGAGCCGACCAAGCAGTTTTTGCGCAAGCACACCGATCTCATACGTAGCGATGGCACGCTCAAGGCGTCGGCCATCAACGCGCACGAGAAGGCGCTGGATGCGGGCCATACCGTTGATACGCCGGAGTATTTCGGGTTTATTGAGCAGGCGATTGGGGCTCCGGCTGGTGACAGCGCGAATGGCGCGTCTGTTCAGGTTCCTGGGTATTCTGCGCCGGTTTCGCGCAATGCGGCTCCTGGAGGCGACAATCTCTCGCCCGGTACCTTCCGGATGACGCCCAAAATGCGAAGACTGGCGGAGGAGCAAGGCGTTACGCCAGCGGAGTGGGCGGCGAACTATATCAGGCTCGTGAAAGAGGGCCGGATGACGCCAATTACATAGGAGTTGCACATGAACCGTATTCCGTCCCCCGGCATGCCCCCCAGCACTCCCCACGCGGAAATGCCGCCGCTTTTCCCGACTGAGCGCGAGGAGTCACGTCCCGAACAGCGTCCAGCCTCACGTTTGGTGGACGATGGCCGGGAGCGCATGCGTTCTGGCGGTGCCAGCATCAATCCCTACGAGATGGACGACATCAGGCAGCAGTATTGCCCGACCAATGGGACTGGCACCAAGGAACAGGTTGCGCGTGAGATCGATTTCCAGTGGAACAACTATGAAACCTACGGCAAGCGCGACTATGCCATTGAGCGCGAGCACCACAATCAGGGTTGGCAAGAGGTGCAGCACAGCGATTTTCCGGAGCGTTTTGCGCCCGCTGGCACCGAGGGGCCGGTTATCGTCAAGGACATGATCCTGGTGTGGCGGCCTATGCGCTTGACAGTAGAGGCCAGAAATGACGAAATACAGCGAGCGACTCGCGCTATGCAGGTGCATCGCCAGAAGATGGCCGACGCCCCCGATGGGCAAGCGCCGCGAATGCAGCCAGTGATACGCAGTTCGCGCGAGGCTATAGAAATCCCCGACTAGGGGGCGCGTCCGAAGCACGGGCGTTGGGAAGCCAACATTTCAATCGCACGGACTGCGGCGGAGCTCGCCAAAGGCCGGTAACCCTTGAAGGGGAGCCGTTCGATGGCGAATATCGACGCTGCATTTGGATTCAAGCCTGTTCGTCGCCTTGATGGCGCAGCCTGGACCGGCGGTCACACCACACGCAAGATGCTGAACACGGCGGGCGCGCTCAATCGCGGCGACGTCGTGAACCAGCTCGCGACGGGATATGTCGCAGTGTCCGCTGCGGGCAAGACCGATCACTCCAATCTCGGGGTCTTTGTCGGTTGCCACTATCTCTCAGCCGCACTGGGCTATCCGATCTGGTCGAACTACTGGCCAGGAGCCGGAGCTGTGGGTGATGTAGAGGTTTTCATCATCGATGACCCGATGGTGGTGTTCGAGGTGCAATGCAGCGCCGGTCCATTCACCATCGCCAACGTCGGTGAGAACGTAGACTTCGTTGTCGTGGCATCTACGACTGGGTTCTCCAAGTGGTCAGCGAACGCCACCACGGG